GATTACCCACACGCGGCGCACGGTTCCGGACAAACTTTATAAAAAAGCCCTGCATGTGTGTTAAGTCTACGAGTGAGCGATGAAGAACCGTCGTGTAATCCCACGACTCCAGGTCGGTAGTTATTTCCGGATCGAGTTTCCAACGCCGGTAAAAACGGTTATTGTCTTCGTCGATTGCATCCTCATACAGCCGCGGGCCTTCTCCCCACTGTAAACCGGCTATTTTACCCATAATACCTTCACCGGCGTAGAATTTATCCAGTAAACGCATGACCTCGCCCGGCATGTCGTTATTATCACCCATGGGAACGATAAAAGTACCGTTTACGCTGATCTTCCGCGAAAAGAAAGCCCCCCGCCGGTTTAACTGGATGCTGGAAGGTTCCCAACCTTTACCGCGGCCACCGATAGAAAAAGAGATCAAGCCCTTGTCACTGCCGGTATCTATAATTCCAAAGTTACCACTTCGTCTTATTTCCATAATCTTAAATCGTTATTCTTTTCCCGTTGAACTCCATTACCAAACATTCCCAGCAATTCAGCGGTCGGCCCGTTGTGGTGTCCGTCAGGAATAGTTTATAGCTTGAATTTTCGATGCTTTCATCCGTCGCCTTTTTCCTCAAACGGGCGGCCGTGAGTATCACCATGTCGCCGCCGTCCCGTGTCTGCCGGTTCCATTTCCGGAACTTGATAGAAAAGGTTCCCCCGGAAATGGTAATCCGTTTCATCTGTTCTACCGCTACATAAAGGTTTATTTTTTCCATAGCCGGCGGATAAAACTTTTAATCCTGCCCCAGTTATCATGGACCAGGCAAAAGGATAGAAAGAAAAACATGAATTTTAGGAACGTCCATAAGCTACACCCGTTTGTAACCTTTTCTTTTTCCTGGCTTTGTTGCTTAACGTCGGATTTACGAGTAACGACTGTTTCCGCTTGACTGGTAGTTTCCTTATGATCCTGGAAGGAACTGCTTTGATTCTTTCCAGTTCTTTTTTCAGTTTTTCGGTTGCTGAAATCAATTTCTTTAATTCTTCCGAGGCTGTCGTAGTTGATACGGATATGCGTACTATCTTCCCGGTAAACGTCAAGTACGTGCTCCTCATTGCTTGAATCTCTCCGCGCAAGTTCAATAACTCCGTCAGTAGTTGTTTGTTTTTCTTCTCCAGTTGCTTCTGTAACCGTTTTTCGTGTAACAGAGCGAGAAGAACGACAACCGTAAAAACAAGCTGCAAAACAAATAAAAATAAGTAGGTGTACGATTCCATGTCTCATGTTTATTAAGTCGTTAATTATTATTAGTGTCAAAAGTGATAGATTTACGGTTCGGGCAATTCTTCACACCGCAAAGAAACGGCTTCATAGTGTCCATTACACGGGCGTTCTGCTTGATTGCCTTTTCCATTTCGTTACATTTCTGCAGGACTTCCTTGTACTTGTTGTCCACTTCGTCAAACCGTTTTTTCTGTTCCTGGTACGCGTTCTTTAGCTCCTTACGGTCATTCTTCATATCCTCGATTAGTTCCTGGTAAACCTCTTGTACTGACTTCATGGCATCAGCTTCCGCCTGTTTACGGGTATATCGGAGAGTGAATAACCAGGTCAGTCCACCCGTGCAAAGAGCCGTAATAATCGCTGTAATTATCGTTTCCGTCATATTGATAGAGTTGAAAATTTTACATTATGGTCCAGACGGTACATACATGCGTCAAATAGCCCGCCACGATCCCGGCCAGGTCTGCCAGAATATCCTTCCAGTCCCATTTATTACCGGGTGACATTTTATCCCCGTATTCCTTACCCAATGAAGCACCCAGGGCAAAGGGAACACCATAATCACCCAACAGGGCACATATAGCGTAATTAATCCCGAAATGCTTCCATTTGTCCGTTCCTATTTTCATAATTTGAATGATTGGTTACTGCAAAGGTGGGAAGAACGGACACGGACAAAAAGGACATAAAAAAGAGTGCCGGGAACCACCCCGGCACAAACAAACCCTAACCTGGGACTTAAACCCAACGGCTGCCTTTTCAGCCGGTATGCTAAATTATTAATATTAAGGATTAGACAGCTTTTCGATGTCTTTTTTCATCATACGTAAAGTTCTGATTCTTTCTACTATTTTTTCAGCGGAAAGAGGTTCGCCCCCTTCATCGGTCAAATCGTCGATCGTTTCCTCTATTACTCGTATGTAACAAGCGGAAACCGGCTCCGTCTTAACTTGCCACTGCTTCAATATTTCGGCACTTTCATCTGTTATATGTGCGCCGTTTACTTCTATGTCTTTCATAACAAATCTTTCTTTAAACGTTTTTAATCGGTGTAGTCTCTAAGGTAGTGAAATCAATTATTCCGGCCTGCCGGTATATTCCGAGGGCGACTTTTCTAAACCGTTCGTAATTACGCCTGTCAATGGGTGATAACTGCCACCTCTTCATGTCTTTCATCAAATCTGGTATATTATTAGCACTATTATACAAACAGTTATTTTTACCGTACTCGTGATGAAGTGATACAGACTGAAAATCACCGGAAAAAACAACCAACCGTAAACGTTCAAGTTCGAGGAAAGCAAATTCTTCGTTTGCCTTCTCCACCTTATAGGCTCTTAATTCAATGGAAGGTGCACCGTATTCACGTCTAACGAAAAATAGGATATCAGGATTATTTGTATTCATTTGGCACCTCCTTTTAAATCTTCTAATTTAATATGTGAAATGCTTGTTATATTTTCCAGTACCCCGTCACATATACTTTTAACCCTTAATCCGCGGGAACCGTCTTTCTTGGGTAAATTCAGGTGATAATACGGACAATTCTTCCAGAATGTAATCCGGGAAATCCAGCCACGAACTTTAAAAGTAGCATTGCTTATTTTATAATCAACCTGTATCAGATCACCCGGTTTAAATTTACTTTCTTGTAGAAACATTTCCTGTATTTCTTCCTTTTCCTTCTTTATTTCCTCAATCCTTTTATCATTGTTTTGTAATTGAGTAAGTAACACTTGCTGATATTCAGTATATATCATTCGGCACCTCCTTTCTTTTCTATCTGGGGACGCTCTGAAAACCTATATATTCTTTTAACCCGGTAAATGAAAAAATAGGCTACAGGCTTGTCACAGCCGTTATTATGTGTTTTAGTGTCCTGATCTATATGAATAAACCCGCTACCGGAAGATATTTTCAGCGGCATTGTTTTAGGGTATTTCTCGTTCAGCTCCTTTACCTTTGCTTCCAGTTCAGTTTTAAAAGCATCAAAGGAAATTTTATCAGGGCAAAGCGTATTACCAAACTGGTTTGCAAACTCTGCCATTTCAGCACATTTTCGGTTCTGTGGCTTATATTCGTTAAGCTCTATAAAATAAGATGTCATTTTCGACCTCCTTTCTGTACCTTCTTTGCCCGGTACACACAAACAACTGCACCGATAACAGCCGGCGGAAAGATAAAGGTTAGACAGAACCAGGCAATAGCAGATAAGTAATAAGCATCGGAAGCCGAGTTTGCGGAACAATCTTTTTCCAGTTCCTGAAAATAACGATGTTGGATCGTGTTTACGTCCGTGCTACCAGTACGGAACGAAGGTACATAGCTTGTACCGGATTGAAATTCATTTTTCATAACAGTGTGTTTTTGACTATTTTAAAATGAGAAAGGCGGCTACCATTTCCCTGTTCTGTCAAAAACACACTGCTAACCGTCCGAAAAGCCGGGTAATAGTATAGGGAAAGGCAACCGCCTTATATTATATAAATATCAATCGGGCATAAAAAAAGCCCATTGTTTATTTGAGCCAATATCCATGACTCACGGAACTATATTAACAGTATGTTTTTGACAGGGGCAAATGTCGGTATTAAAATCTGAACAAAAAAAAAAAAACGTTAATAAAAGTTTATCAGAAAAAGAAAATTTATCGACTCTGTAATTCGTTACTTCGTAACAAAAACGCCCGCCAGAATTGGCGAGCGTTAATCTATTCTTATGGTTCATATCTCTTTTGAGTTTCACCCTCTTCATCACTTTCCTTTTTCATATTTCGCATAAATAAAGGAACTTTCTTTTCAACCTCTTCATTTTTATTCTCTTTATCTTCCATGGCCGCTTTCTCCATGTCTTCAAAATCTTTTTGTGTTATAATTCCTTCTCGTATTTCATCATCAGAAACTATATCTTTACTTAATAACCAATGATATACATTTTGATTCGTGCTCTCATTTGTAACAACATACGCCTGCTCAAATTTCCACCGAAATTTTGCTAAATAATTCATGGCGTCTACCATAGAATTAAATTCAATTTTCTTCCCGGATTCATCTACCATAAACGTTTTGTATTTTCCGAAATAAGATGTTTTTTGCCCGAAGTCTATTTGTATTTTGACTTTAGAACTTAAGACTTTCCCTGTACCAACAATTTCACAAAACGTTTTTCGAGTTTCTTGTGCTGTAGCTGCTACTACTAAAATAGCCAACACGGTAATTAATAATAATTTCTTCATATCAGTAACTTAAAATTAGTGTATACTTTCATCTGTACCACCCGTAAGTTCTGACGGTTATATGCAGTGTAATTTTGACGATTGCAAAAATACTTAAATATGTACATTTATAAAGAATATAATCCCCAAAAATGAAAGGCAACCGCCCAAAAACACACGGTAACTCACCCAAAAACGGGCAAAAAACGAGTAAAAACACATAAAAAACGCACTTTTTCGCGTAAAATTTTGGTCTAAATGCAGATAAACGACTGAAAAACAGTCAAAAACCGAAGAAAATTTCAAAAACTAAAAAAATGACACCTTCCGAAGACCGAGCCGCTCAGAAGTCGGAAAGCAGTTGCCCTCCCCCTAAAAGGTGAAATATGACCTCTGGGAGGGGTACCCGTAACCTGGTAACACAAAAAACGCCGGAAAACCGATTTTCCAGCGTTACAAGGCAATTACCTTTTATGCCTGTTCTCTATCCATTGATCCACAAACGAGTCGGCCTGCAGTGTCCGCTTGCCTCGTACCAAAGCTATCCAGCCGGGGCGCATCAGTAAGTATTTGAAAGCGTCGGAGAAATTGGTGGATAACATCGGTAGTTTTTTCGGTGCCAGCTTTTCGGACTTCTTCACTTTGAACACTACCTTAGAATTACCCCGGTATTTGATTTCAGCCTTTGCCTTTTCTACGGAACTAACCATTTCTTTACAGTTCACCGCATCAACCAACAGGATAGGCAGGTTATTGTTGGTACCGCCCATAATCTCCTGCATGAAGTCGTATTCCGCATCCTGCCGGATAACTGCCTGTTTACGGCTCTTTAGGTTTACGATCCAGCCGGTACGGTTCCCGCTGCCGTCTTTTTCTATGGCGTCTTTGATCTTACCCGCGTAATCCTCCTTCTGTTTCTCAAAGTTATTACCTGCACGGTCATAGTACAAATCCAGTTCTTTGTATTCGTGGTTCTGGAAGAAAGAAAGGAACTGGTCGGCGATCTCCCGGAACCAGCCCGGCGGTATCTCAAAAAAGTTCTTATGTACCCGGTAATAAGCACCGTCCGGCTGACCGATCACCAAAGAAAGCATATTCCCGAAGTCCATACCGCCTTCAATCGTTTTATCATGGTGCAGGTACCGGAGCTCCCGCGAGCTGTAAGCGGCTTCCCCGGACGCGGTACCGTTATAATACTTATGTCCTTCACCAAACAACACATAGAAACGTAAATCCCTGCGAAGACCGGGACGCATACCAACCACCGACTTCTTAAATTCGTGAAGCTCCATCGTACCATTATACAACCGCTTTAAATAATCAATCGTAAGTATCTCAACATTAGCGAATGAAGAAGCGTTAAGAAAGAACGTTTGTCCTTTTCTCAACTTCAACAAAGCCCGGTCGTAATATTCAATATCCCGTTTCAAACGTTTCAGTTTCAAGGGGGAAGGCTTGTTCTTTCTTTGTTCCCGTAAAAGGGAAATTATCAAGTCATTACGCATACTTGCCGCCTGTACTATTTTAATGATCCGTTCCGGGTCCATTTGCTTGACATACCGGAAAAACCAGTCGTACTCGTTTTCGTCGATATCCGGCATGTCGGTAGTAATGGTTATCCCCAGGAACAAATGGGAATGTCCGTAAGTGATCGCATCACCGCGAAGAATAGGCATAGCGCGATTTACTTTCATTTCCTTGTCGTACTTCGCTTCATCATAAAACAAATGTATTACAGACTTTCCGGCAAGCAGCGAAGGGTTATCCAGTGATCCCATGAAAATAACACATCCGTTCCAGAAGCTATAAACATGCTTGTAATCATCCACGATAACCGAACATTTACGCCGCCAGGATTCAGGCGGGCGGGTATCTTTTACATAGTGTACCCCTTCGATAAGCCCCATAAGCTGCCAGCCCTTCTGAACGGCCGGCATTATATTATTTTCCAGGTTACTGTAGGTATTGGCAACAAAAGCGAACGCACCGCCGGGCATTTCTTCCACACAACGGGCGGAACGTCTGGCTTGTATAACGGTCGATTTGGCCGTACCGCGCCCGTCAATAGATACAAGGATAGTAGTATCGATCCAGTCTGTCAGAACCTGGATTATATGGCCGTATTTTATCTCCACATCATCGGCGTTACTCACCTTCGTTGTCTTCCCCGAACTCTTTGATATCATACAACATACGTTTTTTCAGGTCAAAAGCTTTAATACGCGCATCCTCTTTTATATTCTCACGCACAATAACAGGAATTTCCGGTATCGCATCGATAAACTCTTCCAGTTCCTTACGGTCGATTTCAGGAACACCCAAATCCTTACGGCTGGTAGTATAAATAACCGTGCTTTTCTGTGCAAGCAGTTCCTCCGGTATTTCGGCCTGTTGATCCTTGTAACATCCGCGAAGTTCCGCCGCCAATTTCAGCAGGTTCTTAGCCTCCTTCACATTTCCCATAAGAAAGACGGTATTCGCCCAGTTTTCGGCCTTTTCAGCATACAGATTAGCGAAAGCCTGCGGGCGTACGTTATCCTGCGTATAAAAGAAATTGAGACTGTCGGCGTACACCTGGCGGGCCATCCAGTCCGAAAGCCCGTAAGGTTCCGACTTCAAAAGGCGGATGATGCCGGCCTTTGTCACCAACTTACCATTTATACGCATACGGGCACGAAGTCCCCGTACCATTTCCATAAGGCTGTAATATTCCCTTTCATCGGGCGCGAGGGCTTCCAGCGTACCGGTAGAAAGAATCCTTTGAATCTGGTTGATATCCACCTTGTCAAAGTCTATTCGTGAGGGCTTAATTAAATTCGTCGTCATCCATTTGTTCGATTAAACGTTCGAAAGTATGTCTTTTCCGTACGGCCTCCAGCTGTTTTATAGCTTCCACGTTTCCACCTTCCGCCGCTTCATGGAGTTTTATTTCAGGGGCGGCACGTGCTACCAGAATCCCTTCCCGGATCAGGAAGTTAACGGAAGTTCCTACCGTTTCCGCATCCCGGACAAAAAGCCCGGCATCCTCCAGAGAAAGCCCCAGGGAAACAGTTATATCTTTCGGGGAATATCCTAAAGAAGACAAACGCCGTACATCCTCCTTTTGCTGCGCATCCAGGTAAATACTATCCACCACCGTTAAATCGTTCATACGCATCTTTTATTCGTTTCTGTGCCGTGAAATAATAAATTTCGTCCTGTTCCATTAATACAAAGTTCCGGCCGCTTTCAATGGCTGCCACGGCTGTAGTACCAGAACCGCCGAAAGTGTCCAGGATCAGATCGCCGGGCTTTGTACTGTCTTCAATCAGTTTACGGATCAACGCCACCGGTTTCTGTGTGGGATGAACCTTTTCACCTTCTACCAGTTTCGCACCGGAAGCAAAAGACCGGATATTATCTATTATGTTTGTGGCACCGATAGAAACACCCTTTCCGCAATGAAACAAAATAAGTTCATGTATAAAGGCGTAATGATTACCCGGGCCCGACTGTTTGTTCCAGACGATCATGTTTGACGCACCTAAATACAAGTCAAACAACGGATAATAAAAAGCATACCCACGCCAGTCCGTAAAAAAGTACACACAAGCACCGGGTTTCTTTACCCGGTTAAACTCCAGGAACAAATCCCGGTAAAAGGGTTTACAGATAGACAAATCTTTAAAGCTGCCTTTCTGCCCGTTGTGTGTCATTCCCAGGAAATAAGGCGGATCGGTTATTATACAATCTACGGAATTGTCCGGAACACGTTTCAACGCCTCCAGGCAGTCCTCGTTATAAATTTTGTTTGTAATCATTGGAAAGTTGTTTAAGCCGGCTTTCTTCTTTTTCTATCCGGAGGGTTAGTGTCTTGAGCTGGTGCCCCAGCTCCGAGCGGTCGCAAGGATGAGAGAAACGGCCCAGGTTCTTTGTGATCCGTTGCCGTTTCCCTGTCAAACTGGCAATAAGTTCAATTACTTTTTTTTTCGCGCCTCGATTTCTTCCTCTATGGCCTTCTGTGTAGTTTCCCACTTCTGGATCAATGCAAGGGCACTCGTTTTCTTCTTCTCATCATCCCCGGCCTGTTCCAGTTTCGCCTTATTCTTTGAAAGGTTGGCGCGGGCGTTATTCAGTGCCTTTTGTATGTCGATATCCGAAAGGTTCTCGACGCCCTTACGGACGGACAAACTTTTTACCTTCTCACATTTACCCAGAATCTTTCCGTTTTCCCGGTAATATTCCAGTTCGTCCCACATATCGCGGTTAGCGATGAAGTTTTCCACGACCGCCTGCGCTTCCTGTGCTGTAGAAAGTGAACTGACATCATCCGGCGTAGCTTCCAGGCGGGCGAAAGCTTCCTTATACTTCCCGTATGCGGTAAACATGTCGGAAACAAGTATTTTCAGAATGTCGGGACAATCCGGAGAGTTCAGGAAGGTAAATTTCTCGCGGAAACGTATCATTTTGGTTACGGTTTCCGGAGCTGCCTTGTATCGTTTCTCCGCCTGATCCAGTTCCTCTTCCAGTTCTTCCACACGGTCGGCATTTTCATCCATGGAAAGAACCTTATCCCGGAAATCGGACGAAACGAGTTCTTCCACGCTGACGCCGAAAGATTCGGCAAGTTCCAGCAGCAAATCATCGCTGTATTTTACCGGCGTTTTGGGTGTTTCCTCCCGGGCGGGTTCCATTTTTACCCCGGCCGGTTGTTTGGAGTTGCGCCGGATCGTCTTAAACTCACGTTCGGAAAGTCCGGCCAACTTCCGTAGTTCCTCTAAAAGAATGGCCTTCATCGTTTCCGTTTCTCCCTGCCGGCGGAATGACTTCTTTAACATACGGTTGATACCGTATTTCTCGTATAGTTCCACGCCCTGGATAAAGTTACGCGGACCGGCCAGATAGGTAATAATTTCCTGTTTCATACTATATAAAATTTAATGATACAAAGAAAAAAAAGGTAATTACCCCCAAAAAGGACAAAGGGTGGCCGAGCATGTGCTGCCGGTCACCCTTTGAATGATATAAAAGCCGTTTACTTACGCCTCATAACGACTTTGTTCAATCCATTTCATAGCCTCCGAACCGTCGTTAAACGCCCGTAATGTCAGTTGGGAACCTTCGGAAGCGGTAAACGTCTTACCACCTTTCAAAAGGAAATTACCGCCTTTTTCCACTGTTGGCGCAACGCCCGAACATCCCATAAGGGTAATTACCGATCCATGACTTCCACCGGTAACACTGGCTATTTTGGCCGCACCTGCAGAAAGCTGGTACTGCCCGTCTGTCTGGTAATCTATATCTGTAGCCCCGGCTTCCACTACGGCCACCGGTTCTTCCAGGGTGTCGGTACCCCGGTAAATGGCGATATCATCCCCCTTGCTGATCTGGGTAAAAGTAAGTTCGTTCGTATTCGATTCATTGGAACCGGTATAAGAAACGGATAACTTACACGGGTTACAGGGCGTTCCGATCAGATCGGCAGGCTTTCCGCTACAATAACGGAGTACAACGATACATTTTTTGGAAAGCCAGTTTGTCTTAAACTCGCGGATTTCCTGTTCATTACCGGGATGATTGAACTTAACGGAAGGCGTATAACCTTCGGCGTCCGTTTCTCCGTCACTGTTGGAACTGATTTCAGCGGTACCGGGTGTCAGGTAAATACCGATCGCGTAACGTCCCGCCTTCATTACGATATCATCCTCGATAACCACGCCGGCATCGTTTCTCTGCGGAAAGGAAAGAATATCGTCAACGTCGTAAATTACGAGCTGATCCTTGGGCTGAATACCGTTACCGGGATTGCCGGACGGCCTTCTTACGCTTGCTTTTACGTATGTCATAACTTAATGATTTATAAGGTTATAAAATGGAAGGGATAAAGTACCCCTTCCGCTGAAATTTAGCCTCTTGCCACTTCGTAGAATTTACCGTCGGCGGCTTTTGCCAGCTTGATAAACTTGCCTTCGGAAAGCGTCATAGCTTCGGTTAAGACAAAGTTTCCACCGGTCGCAATGGTGGAAGCATATTCAGAACCGCTTCCGTAGATCGTGTAAACGACACCGGCTTCCGCATCGGTAAAGTTGGTGATTGCCGTCGCCTTTGTATTCTCGCCGGTAACGAATACTTCACCGTCAAGCAAGGAAGGTGCTGTTTCATCCGGCGCAAACTGCAACGCATCGGAAGAAGCATTTTCGCGGCCGATCTCGATAAATTTACCGTCGGCACGTTTCATCAGTTTAATAACATCCCCCTTGCCGGGCTGCCAGGCCTCGGAAATAAGTTCAAAGTTTCCGCTTTTCTCAATCTTAACGCCTTTATCCACGCTTCCGCATTTTAGGGAAATAACCGTACCTACCGGCGCATCTTCAATATCGGTAATAGCAAATTCGGCTGTATTGGCTACGGTAACAATGGAGGTATGAAGCTTGGCCGACGGGTTCTTGTCCTTGTCAGCGTCCACAAAGTAAGACGCCGGGCGGTCATACTCATTACAGAAGATCATCTGACGGTTATAGTCCATATCTTCTTTCTTGGTGTACTTGAATCCCACGGCAATAGCCCAGATACTTTCACGCCAGTTACTCCATACTTTCAGGCTCCAGTCTTCCTGCTCCAGGTTGAAAGCCGTCATTTCACCCGGCTTGTCCTCGTAGGTTTTAATGTTGCCTTCAAACGTCCAGAAGATACGGTGGTGGTTGTCAGCATTGGGAACCGGGATAATCTTTACCGCCGGATATTCCTTCACATACATGATATTAGCCTTGTAATCCTGGTTCTGTCCGTAATGCAGTTCATTGTATTTATGATACAATACAATAAAGTGCGAAGGCATATAAAGTGCCAGGTTACCGCTGTCACGAAGAACCGCCGGGATCATGGAAGTACCCTTGTAAACCTTTTCACCGATGTTTGCTTCGGTAAGTTCTCCCAGCTCGAACGGCTTGATCTGGTAAACGAACTTTCCGTTATTGATATCGGTATGTCCGTTCACCTTCTTGTTCAGGAACTCATACAGACCGTCAGCTGCAGCAAGTGCTTTGCCCGGTTCGTTCAGATTCGGGTCCTTACGGATTCCGTTAATACGGCGTTGTTCACGCTCGTTATGCAACTTCTTGGCGGTTTCGGCCAGGATGTACTCGATAAAAGACCACTTGATAGGGTTTGAACCTTCCTTGTTCAAAGTGCCGATCCAGGTTTTCTCCAGGGCCTTTAAATTTTTGAAACGGTGTGCAAACATCACGTTGAACATGCGCAGGGTTTCATCGTCGAACTCGTAGGAACCTTTAGTCACCTTGTCGAAGTCGGATTCCTCATTGCCGGCCTGTGAGAACTCACCCAGCCAGATGTTTACCAGCGTAGCCAAATCCTGATAACCGGATTCAAGCGGGAAAATACTTTCAATGGAAGGAAGTTCCATTAAAAACGACTGCAAACGCTGTTGCCAGGGAATACGGTAAAAAGCCCCGAGATCTTCCTTCAAACGGCTGTAGTCAAGGGAACTGGCTTTTGGAAGAGCGATCATTTCAAAACCGGCAGCCTCCATTAACGCAGCTTTGGCGCGAAGGTTATACGGGCGGTCCAGTGAGAACATTTCACCCTGCAAGCCTCCCAGCTGCTTTTCATCCCGGAGATTGAAAGCCCCTTTACCGTCCGCCTGGGCGTTGTGCTGCTTCCCTTTGCCCGGATCATCTTCCGCAGCGGCTGAAAGTTGGGCGATAATACCGGATAGCTTCGTTATCTCGGCATCCTTCTTGGCAATCAGCGAGGTGTTGTTCCGGTTTTCGTCACGCTGTTGCGTCTGCAAAGCTTCAAGCTGTTCCTGTGCCTGTGCCAGACGGGCCGCAGTATCACCCAACAAACCGCGAAGGAAAGCGGTAGTGGTTTCTTCGGTTCTCTCTCCCTCATTCCCGGTTCCGGCTTCGTCCTGGAAATCGTTTTCGAGGGACGCTTTAAACGCCGTGAGGAACTTATCAGAAAAACCGTAATTTTTCAGTTTAGCCATTTCCTCGGCCGTGATAGAGTTCTTATCCTCTACCTTGCTCCATTCCGACAGGCCCAACACGCCCAGAATGACAGCGGATAAACTCTTAAAATCCAATTTCATATATACAAAATTTTAAAGTTAATACTATATGTTATACATCTCGTTTACTTTTCTGACGGTGGCCTGTGCCAGTACCCACTTTACCGCGTCTTCCAGCGTACCGAACTGGTCGATATAGCCGTTTGCCACGGCCACGTCGCCAGTGAATATCTGTCCCCGGAAAAGGGGAAGTTCCGGATCATAGGCAATACCCAGATTCCGACTGATCGCATCGCAGAAAATACGGTGCATGACGGCCAGACGCTGCTTTATAGGCTCTTCGTTGTTCTCCTTTTCAATCACGCGGGTTTCATAGTTTTTCAGATCGGCACTATCCGGATAGATTTCCCGGTAATCAATGCCCTGTTTCCTGAAATATTCCTTAAAGGATTGGTAAGTAAGCATGATACCGACGGAACCGACTTCACACATAGGGGAAGCGATAAAGGTTCTACCGGCGGCGGTGCCCAGCCAGAAATGGGCACTACCCATGGTACCGGCCACGTAGGTGGCTATAGGTTTGGAAGATTCGGCAATCATTTTAGCCGCCAGGTCCACATGTGCGACCATACCGCCTGGACCGTTGATCCACAGGACCGCGCCGCAAATCTTAGGATTATCGGAAATATCACGGAGCTGCTTTTCCAGGCGGTAAGTCTCCCAGGAATACAAGGTGCCTTCCAGGATAATGACGGCCACGCTGTCAGCCGGCAGGGTGTCATCATCCAGTTCCCACCGGTTGGCAAGGTAAGGCGTAGTAGCGTAGGCGGTTATTTTATTATTGTCGAGCCGTTTTTCGATCG